CTTGAGTTGAGATACCAACATAATCTGTTTGATCAGTAGAATTACCAAAGTATAATGATCTATCTTGAATATATTTCATTACTTTTGTTTCAGCATCATACGATGCAACATATCCGACTGCCTTGAGACCACTACCTAAAGTTTGAGTGATCTTTTCACCTATAGAAGGATTTCCTGATGTTGTTGAAAACTTAAATGCATTTAATGATGAGAAAGAATCACCAAAGTATATTGATGTAGTTCCTATGGATGTTGGATTCTTTATTAGTTGAACTTGTGCAAATTTAGTGTCAAGAGGGAAATCTTTATTATCACCACCAAATCGAGCATAAACTAAAACCCTATCAGTTCCAAGTTCTTCATATGCATTATGACCATGACCTTTTGATGGAGGGATAATCGGTATTAATTTTGCCTTTGTTGATGCATTAGCATTTATAGATCCAAGATCAACTAGGCCATATGTGTACCCCTTACCACCTGATGAGACGATTGCATTTGTAATTTTACCACTAATTACATCAACTACGACTTTACCACCAGTTCCGTCTCCAAGAATATTAAACTCTTGCCCAAGTCCTCCTGAATATCCTTCACCTTGGTTCTCAATATATACTTTTTTGATTTGGTTATTATTAGCATCGGAGTCTCCGTTCTCTCTTACAGACTGAATTGATGCATCAGTGGTAGTTGTCCAATCGTTAGGGACTGCGATAAAATCTGTTGAATCAAATTTAATAATATCACTTGGTGAAACTGTAAAAAGATATTTCCATACATATCCATCTCCACTTTCACCAGCTTTCGATGGCTCTAAATCAGTAAAAGTTGGTTCGTCTTGGGATGCATTACCTGTGGTATTAATTCCTGACGATCCGTTATCTATGCAGACATAAACATTAAAGTTTTCATTCATCACATAGTATCTTGCATCGTATAGTCTAGAGGACTGAGTAATTGGTGATGGTGAACTTACACTATAATCATGACGATACATCTCATATCTTGTACCCTGTGTCCAATTTACTCTACGAATTAATCTTCTTACATTTCTACCAATGACTCTTTTTCCAAATAAACTCGTATCACCTATGTGATTGTTATCATTTATATTATCTACAGGATTAGGAGTTGCTGTATTCCATGTGGAAGTTCTACCAAAACCGACAACAGTAGGATTAGGTAAACTTACAGACACATAAAATGAGCTCGATGGATCAGTGCCTCCTATCCCTGTAACTGTATCGACAAAGTTACTCGCATTTAATATTCTAAACTGATCTGTTACAACTGCTGGCATTTTATTGCTTTTTTTCTATATTTATACTACTTTTCATCAACCTAAGTTTTTACGAAGTGCTCCAGTGTCGCGAATACCAAAAACTCTACGCTGAACTGTTGGGAAAGTACTAATTCCAACTCCATTCGTAAGACCTACAGTATTACCTGTAACTCCTATTGCAATTGGATTAGCACGGTTGAATGCACCCTGTCCACTAGCGTTAAATAATCTACCCCATGAGAATCGACCATTATTACCACTATTAATTCCAACAGTCACTCCTAAACCAGAATGATTTGTATTTGAGTGAATATTGACTAATATTTCTGCAGTAGTTCCATCTGAATTAATATCTTGTATTACATAGACATTATCAGCGAATGTTGTTCCGATTCCAACAACATCATTTGGATTACCACTTGTATTTAATGATGTTAAACCTGTGCCAACATGAGTATCAAATATGTAAATTGGGAAACCTGCGTTTAATCCAGTAAAGTTACCAGATGATTTTTTAAGACCAATTCTCAATCCAAGTGTTGAAACTCCAATTACCTCTGTCGATATACCTGTCACAATACCTGAGAATCCTGCAACTGTTTGGATATTAGTAATATTTTCTTTTATTACCTCTGGTGTTGGTGCAAGAACGATAGGTGGATTTGTGCTTGTATAACCAAATCCAACATTATTCATAGTAACTGATGCTATTGAACCGTTTGTGATATTGGCAGTTCCGACTGCAAATGTAGATACACCTGCAACAGCGAATTGAGTTGCTGCCACACCTACAGGTGGTGCTATTGAAATACTTGTTGTCGATCCAACATATCCACTTCCACCATCCACAACTGACACTGCAACTTGTCCTGAACCATTAACTGTGGCTGATAATTTTGCTGTAACAGGAGATTTATCATCAACAACGAATACACCTATATCATTGATTGTGATATTTGTGATAGTTGCATCAGCAGCACTCGTATCCTCCTCATAGTCGAAAAATTCTGCATTGTCAACAAATATACTTGTGCCTTCTGCAGTCCCTGTTCCTAAGTCACCTATCAATCTCGCAGTTGGATAAATTAAAGGTTCAATAGAATCTCTTGATTTTGAAATAATATCACTACCAATTACTTTATCAATTTTCTGTTTAGTCCATTTAATAGGTTTGAAGTTAACTTCGTCAATTCCCACATTTGTGTAAATTTCAGTTTCAAATGTATCTGAAGTTGTAATACCTACAACTGTCCTACTATTTTGTGTGAAAGTATTTGGAATACTGTTATTACTTGTAACCTGAACTACATCACCTTTCTTAAGTGTTTCTGTAACATCAACAACAATAGTATCAACACCTGATGTTCCCTTATAGAAGAACACTGCAATATCATCATCTGCATCTGGAGCTGATGTAAAGTTAAATGTTGTACCACCTTCAAATGTATAATCTCTTCCGGGATGTTGTATTACACCATTTACAAATATCAAAAGTAAATTCTGCATTTCAATCAATGAAGAATCTGCAGTATTTCTATCAATTTCAAAACTTAGTAATTGACCATTCAATCTTATTGGGAAACGAGTTCTAACTCCATCTTGTAAACCTTTTATAGAGTCTGTATAATCGAATTCACCAAAATCCCATGATGCAAATTCATCAGTGAATATTTCATCAACTGTGAGTGTGAAGTCTGTTAAAACTGCACCACGAGCAGTTACTAGTCCAACTGGTTTGATAACATCTCCTTTTTTGAATCCAAAACCGGGTCTTGCAATCTTAAACTGAGAAACAGTAAACATGGTAGAACCAATACCTGTTGTTGAACTTGCACCAACATCTACTGTAACTTTTAGACCTTGGCCGGTGTCTGTGGTCGCACCAATACCTAATCTTGAAACACCAACTACATCAAGTGCTTCATAAGATGGTTGAGGTATATTTAATCTTGGATTTGTGTATGATACTCCAGCACCTGCAACTGAAAATATAAGAGTTCCACCAACACCAACGGTTGCATTGATACTCGCACCTGTTCCACCTCCACCACCTTGTCCAACAAAGATTGTGAATGTATTTGTTGTAACTGATCTAATATCTGTCGCAATACCAACGATTGGATCACCAGTTGAAGAACTAGGTGTCACACCAGATCTTGGATATGGATGTAAACTTGCAAAATTATCCTTTGAACATCTGAATACAATACCACCAGTGTCAATACCTACATGATTACCTACAGATAATCCGTGATTTGCTATTGTTATCTCTAAGAAACCAGTGTGAGATGTATACACTGCATTTGTTGCAGTTCTAGCAGTTCCGTTGAATATATTTGCAGCACCTGCTTGTGTTTTTATTGAACCTATTCCAGCACTCTCAAAGCGATGCTCGTACGCATGATCTGTAATACCTATTGATACAGTTCCACGATATCCTGATCCATGAACATCTGTAGTTCCTATACCAACTCCTGTAATTTGACCAGCATCATTTTTAACTACCGTGACAGCAGCACCAACCAGAGGTGCAATACCCTGACCACCAGTTGATCCAAGTGAAACAATGACTCCACCTCTTGGAAGTTGATTTAAGTTTACATCAGACTGACTAACAACTTTACTTCCATTTGCTGATGTAATTCCAGTAAATACAATATTAGTAGCACTCGCTGAAGGTGCACTAAAACCGTAGTTATTTCCACTATTATTTGCGGTTGTTGGTTTTTGGAATATACCATTGAGAAGAACAATACTACTTCCAGTTTGTATTCCAGTTGTGTTAATACCGGCAACTAACATTCTATGAGTGGCACCAATACCTGTAAATCCATCTGATATATCATCGAATATTCTATTATTTGAGTAATCATTTCTTAGATATACTCTACCATTAAATTCAGAACGAGGAAATTCTAAATTTGATTGATTTCTTGTAACATTATTAGTTCCTTTTGGTGCGTCTGTAAAGAATATCTTACTATCAACTATATTAAATGAACCAGTAAATTTACGAACTGCATCACTATCAGAATGTGTCGCTGCTGTGCTTCCTAATGCACCTCTTTCAACACCTACTAAATTTATTGCACCACCACCTGATATTGGGCCAACTGAAGTTGTTCCCACACCAACAGATGAAACCTTCATCAATTCAGTGCCTACCTTAAGTATATCACCTTCAATTATTGAAGATATACCAGCTACACTGAATACGGTAGATGTGGAT